TTAAAGTCAATTTATTCCATGTATGCACTTCTTCTTCATTGTCAAAGCCAAAATAGTCTCCTTCTAGCATTTCAGACTGTACTGGTATTATGTATGATTGTTCTTCGTGTTGTTCATAGTCAGTTTCTGTTGAGCTTTGTTCTAATATTATTTTTTCTCGATTAGCTTCTTTGCCACTTATTATTGTACTATACGATACTCTTATAAATGTTGTATTTTCATCTACTTCAAATGATTTACTATATACATTTGCAATTGCCCATGATATTCCAGACAAAAAGTTTTTATTTCTATCATAAAAACATATTGTTACTTGAAAATAATTTGAACTACTTTTCCAAGAAAAATTATATATTCCAGAATTTATTTGTATAAAATCACTTGCTTTCCAACTAGTATTCGTTGTTGCACTTCCTGTTTTACTGTCTAATATTTTATTTTCTAATATACTACTATCTAACAAATTCTTATTACATTTAGTTACTTTTACTGAACCTTGTCCATATTTACTTTGCAGTGTTGATATTGAACCTTCTTCAGCTTTAATAGTATTAATATCAATATCTTTGGGAATATTAAACATCCAATATTTTGCGTCTTCTGGCATTGTTATAGCATTTGTTCCGCCTTGTACATCAACAACAGAGTTGTTTTCTTTTATTATGTAGTTAGAACTATATCCAGCATTTCTGATATATGTTTTTCCTGCCGTTACTGGTATTTTAGGACTTGCATTTCCAACATCACTATCCAAAAGTGTTGCTCCATTCCATATTTTCCCGATAGTCATATTATCTTTATTAAATAAATTTATATTACTACCAACAGCTTTTATTGGGCTTGGGTAATCTAGTGATGGACTCGCTCCGTATTGTTCGTATGTTAAATCATTCACTGATGTATCTAATATTTGATAATATATTGTTTGATTGTTCAGTGTTGTTCCTTTGTATGCTATTATTCTAAATATTGTATAATCGATATTTTCTTGCATATTTATTGTTATATTCTTATTAACACTTGAAAGTAATTCAAATGTATTTTTACTCCAATCACTTGTATATGCCAATATGCTTAATTTTTTTGGTACTTGCGTACCTGTTAGCATTCCAACTATTTTTTTACCTGAACCATTTATTGTTTGTAAATTTGATGAAAAAGTCAAGACTGAGTCTGCCGTTGCAGTTCCATTACAAGTTATTGAGCCATCTTCATTAAATATATATGTAATTCCATCTACTGTCACTTTTTCTCCTGCTTTGTACTTAGCAAGTGTATTTAGATAGTTCTTTCCACTTCTCATCTCCTGCTCATGATTTCCACCAATGCCAATTATGCTTCTGCAGTTGCTACTGTCTTCTACGTGTATGTATTCTCCACTAGCTTGTCCTCTTATGCTGTTTTGATAAAAGTCTTCTTGTGCTTCTTTTAACTCTTTTTCTAGTTTTGTTTTTTCTGTTTCTAGTTGTAGTATTTGATTATTTGTTTTTTTAGCATTTTCATTTATTTTGTCCCAGTTACCATTTAAGTAATTTTCTATATCAAACTTTTCTGTATTTGTCTCTACATTATCGTGCTTTTTTAACTTTAAAAAATCAGTTTCACTCATCTATTTACCTCCTTTTCAAGAGTTTCTATTCTTTTTATTAAACTTTGTATTAATTCATCTTTTTGTTTATCTTTTAATTGTAATTGTTCTATTTGTTCCTGTTGTTCTTGTATAGCCTTATATGCTATTGATATCATGCTATATAGATTTGCCCCTATCTCTTTTCCGTTTTCATCTGTTGATGTTAATTCTTTTGAATATTTATAATCTTCGCCTATTATAAATCCAACACATTTTTTATTTGTATCTTTTTCAGTTTTATAATTAAATTTATAAATATCAGTGTTCTTTACAACCTCTATTGCTTTTTCTGTGTATTTTTGTATATTTTTTTTCATTTCCTCTCTTGAATTATCTATGAATTTTTTACCATTTACATATCCTGTTGCATATATATCACCATCGCAATATATATGATTACAAGAAAAATCACCTTCATCTGTTAATAAACAATGTTTATCACCCATCCCAATTCTAAAAGAGCAACTACCATTCTGATTTTTATAGAATTGCATATTATTTAGAATATGTATCATAGGATAGTCAATCACATTTGATGGACAAACTGTCATTAATGCTGTATTTGAATTTGTATCAAAAAAAGTTAAATTACCAGATGTTGAATCTCCACTTATAAAAATACTTCCTGTTTTTATTCCTGTTCCAATTCCTTCAAGTACAAGATTACAAGCACTTAGTACAAGTTCCCCAGACAATGCGTCTGAATTTTCTTCTCCAAGTTCAAAATTCTTTATGTATAAAATCGGTAAAAACTTACTTGTTTTTTTATTTTTTACCCCCCAAGCCATACCGTCAGATACAGAAGAATTATAATCGATTGGAACAGAAAAGCTTATATAATTTTGGTTATCTACTTTTTGTACTCCCATTTCTCCAAATTCAGTTCCACTATCTTTATAGAAATGTTGTCCTGTTTTATCTAACGCCATCATTATATTTTTATCTTTATCTAATATTGCTAAACTTGCATTGTTGTTTATTATCATCATTTGAATAAAGTCTGAAATCTGATTCCAAGCAACTTTTACATGTTCATAGTTTTGCTCTATTGCTGTTCCTAATTTACTTGTTTCTGTATAACCTTTCAGCTTATTATCAGTAGCAGTATTTGCGCTGTTTATTGCTTCTGACTTAGCTTTTGATGTTTCTGTCTTTGTTGAATATGTTTTACTTACTTCACTTATTGTACTTTCTGCCGTTTGAGTTATTTTATTTTCTGTCTGTGTTTTTGTATAATAATTAGTAGTTAAATTTTTATTGGTACTATCAGCTGTACTCTTTGCCGTATCTGCGGTTGTTTTTGCAGTGTTTGCAACATTTTCTACATTTCCAACTTTTTCCTCTACTTCACTTACACTTTGTGTTATTCCGTTTATATCTTGTTCATGCTTTGTTATTTTTTTAGAATTTTCTGATGTTTCTTCAACTAATTGTTCTATCTTTCCCTCTGCTTGGTCTATTCTGCTCTGAACTCGTCTATTTACAACCTTTTGGCTTTCTTTTTTTACTGTTGTTTCTTCTTTTTGCTTTATTTGTATTTTGCTTGATATTTGAGCAATAAATTTTCCTTCTAATGACATTTCACCTTGATAAATAACATTTCTTCCGTCTACAACTATTTTGTCTCCAATATCTACCGCTGGATCTATTACTGTTTTACCTTCAAAACTATTTGCAGTTAAATCTTTTATTTTGTTATAAATTTTTTGAACTTGTTCTTCATCAACAATGTACATATTTTCTTGATTTATCCAAAGATTATTTCTTGTGTCATCTCCAAATTTAAAACTTCTCACTCCATCTTCATAAGATACTTTTGAAATTTTAAATTCTTCGCCCCATTTATATTCTCCAAACATTTCAAGTGGAATTTCTGTTTCATCTTGACCAAATTCTCTAAAACATAACTTTCCTTTTCTATCAATACATGCAAAACAACCTGCACTCTCTGCAATATAACTTATATATTCTCTTGCAGTTACAGTATTGTCATAAACCGATACTTTTTTATCTGAATTTAAAAAAGAAGTAGAACCTAATTCTACTCCTGCTTTATTACAGATATCTTGTGCAACCTGTAAAAGAGTTGCTTCACCTTTTGATATTAATTCACTACCATCGTAATTAAATTCAAATTTAATCATATTATCTAGTGCTTTTATTGTTATTGTATTGTCGTCATTATCTGTGTAATCATCTACATTATAGACTCCGTATAGGTATCATTTCGAAACTACTATCATTACTACTTAAACTTTTAACTGGTATTCCATGCAACGTTCCTACTAACATTGCATTTACTTCTGATACTGTTAATGCATGATTGATTAAAATACCATATTCCACTCTTATTTTTGAAAGAGTTTCTGGCATTTTATCTTTATACAGTTTCATTTCTATATATTGACTTGGTGTACTTCCTAGGCAAAATTCTTCTTCAAATGCATTTCCACCTTTTTTAAATTCAAGTATATAATCAGGGTTCATCAATACATCATCTATATAAATATTCATTGCACAAGTTGGGTTTTCATATATATTTTGTTTCCATTTTTCACTTCTTTCGTACATCAAATCAACCCCTTTGCTCTATTTACTGTTGCTTTTTGCTGTGCTGTTAACTCTTTCTGCATCAAATTAAAAGACACTTTCCATTTTGATTTGGAAGTGTCTTCATCATTACCTGTTTTATGCATTTCACTTGTTCTTTTACTTACTCTGAATTTGGCATTTTCTAACATACCACCTTGAACTGATGGACATTTTACAGTTACTATCATCGGATTTTGGTATGTTGCTTGCAAAAGTTCTTCTGCTTCATCTTCTGATAAGTAATCCCAAGTCATTTCAAGCTTTAGCATTCCGATTGCTATTGGGTTATCTATTAATGCTCCTGTTACTTTTGATGTATAACTGTCATTGTCTGTATCTTCTATATTGTCTTTATATGTACTTGGTGTTTTCATTAATTTACCATTTAATTTCCATAACATATTCTTTCTTCCTCCTTGTAAAATTTAATAAAATAAGTTATACTTTCACTTATAGAAAGTGAGGTGACTATAATGTCTAACGAACAAAGAGCACATGATATAACAATGCTTTATGTAAAATTATTTGCAAATACAACTTTGCCTGATGAAAATGGTAATATAAATATTGATATTTATTCTAAATACAAAGAAATATATCCTGTTGTATTAGAAGAAGTTAATAAAGATTTTCAACAATAAAAGGTATCAATATGATACCTTTTGTTAATTTACTTTTATTACACATTTTCCTGTTCTTCTTGTTTTTTGGTTTATATAATCTATTGTATCATCAAATATTTCTTTACCTAAATATTGGATTGTTACATGTAATGGTTGTCCATTTCCACTATAATTAGACAATACATCTTCAAATGTATCCCTCATTATATTTTGTGGTGTGACAATCTCTGGGTTTGTTCTAGCACCTGAATATTCACCAGCTAATACTGTTGTTGCTTCTGTTAATACACCACCTTTTGCCAAACGTGGCAAACTTAATGTATTTATAGTTCCAACTGTTACTCCTGGAATTAAATTTATAAGCTTTATTCCTCCATTTATTAATCTTATTGCACTGTTTATTGTTCTTTCAATTAACGATATAACACCATTTATTCCAGTTTTAACTGCTCCTGATATTGCATCTCCTATACTTGTTCCCAAATTAGAAAAAGTATTTTTTACATTATTCCAAATACCACTAAAGAAATTTCCTATATTGCTAAAAATATTTTTTATTCCATTGTATGCCTCTTGAAACTTATTTTTTATACCCTCTTTTATTTCAGTAACTTTATTAATTGTGTTAGTCTTTAAATTTGAGAAGAAATTACTAACATTATTTACCCAATTAGATACTGTTTCCTTCATTTTATTGCACACATTGACTACTGTTTCTTTTATTGTATCCCAATGTTTAACACATAAAATTATAATAGCAATTACGGCAGTAATAGCTGCTACAATTAATAATATAGGCCAATTAGCTGCTACCCATGCTATTCCTTGTGCAATTAATGCTGCAGTTTGTTTTAAAGTTGCCACTAAAGCTCCCGATTGCACAAAATTATATAATTTTATTCCTGCAACAACTAATCCAATTGCTATAGCCAAAGATTCAAGAATTGTTACAGCAATTTCATTATCTCCAATCCATTTTAAAGCATTCCCTATTGAATTTAGAATATCTCCTGCTAATGAAAGGGCTATTTCGCTTAATGGCTTAATAAGACTCAAAAAGTCATCTAATACTGGCTTTATAAAAGTAAGTATTCCAGAAAAAACATTAGATACACCATTTAAAAACTTCTGAAAACCTTCACTTGCTGTTATTTCTCTTATTGTATTAAGGATACTATTCAACATATCTGCTATTGTTTGAATAATTGTATCTCCATTACCTTCATATTTCCAAGCATTTGAATAAGCTTCTGCAATATTTCCTATTATTGCTAAAATGTTTTCCAATATTGAATACACTGTTCCATTAGTTATAATTTTCTCAAAACTTCCCCATACTGTTGATATCAATCCTGTAACTTGTCCTGCTGTTATCTTTATTTGTTCTACCAAAGCAGATCCATACTTATTCCAACTATCAACTAATGGTTTAAAGAAATCATATAATTTTTGTGATAATGGAGACATTTGACTATCTAGTTTTGACATATCTCCTATATTAGGGCTTGTATTACTATTGTGGTCAGCAACATTATTTATTTCACTATGAACATTTGACAATTGCTTACTTGTATTTTTGGCTTGCTTTTGTGCATTTTTAAATGCACTTGCACTTGCATTAGCAAACATATTTACTTTAAATAAAGCATAAACTACAGATTGAATTGCTTTTAATAATTGATATACACAGTTAGTTGCAAATTGTATTACTGGTGCTAATGCGCTTCCGCACACTATATTTTAAATATTCAATATTTGCACTTAATTGTTTTGCACCAGCATTTTGACTAGATAGCCATGTATGTGCTGCTCCACTTAATGCTGAATATACTGATTGC